AGATGTAGTTGAAGTTGTGTCCGTCATTGGAAGGAACTGTTGTATTGAGTCAACGAAGTCTTCAAACGGAGTAGTTAAATCAATATCAATAGTAGCTGGGTTAACGGTTGTATCGTAAGCAGCATCGTACGGAGGCGATATAATTCCATCACCTACATACTTGTAGAAGTTACTTACACAGTTTCTATAACCTGAAGCGTACGGTTGGCCTAGAATCTCTACATTTGAGTTTCTGCCAATTGTCGCTACCTGAGCAAGATCTGTACTTGGGAATATAGATGAACCTGTTGCTGATTCATATATTAGATCAAGTGGAAACGTTTTAACTGAAGGCTGTAGAATCTTTTGATTAAACGGAACAGAAGCATTAAATTGTGGATTACTAATGTCTGCTAACGTTAGATCATTAAATGGATCTACAACAAAACCATTTTTAAATCTACTTAAACCGTTCTCATCTCTAATAACAAGATTAGATGTATCAGATTCTAATTGATTTAATGATATGTAATAAGCCATGTTATCAATCTTCTTCTCTAAGGAATGAAGATCTTTCATGGTGTAATTTTTAACGCCTGCTGATTTAGGCTTGATTGCGTATTCACTCTTACGAAGTACATCAGCTTGCTTTTTAGATAATGCAGGATACCCAGGAATAATTACATTAGCAATTACAACTTGATCTGGGTCAATCTCAGCCGGCCTTGGATTTCTTTTTTCCTCGCCTTTAATTAACACTAGGTCGCCATAAGAATCACATACGACAGTATCAATTCTTGACATATAATATTCAAGATCAGTTGTCGTTGCGTTTCCTACTGCAGGTATTAGCGGTTTAATTAAACCAGCAGATATATCGTAAAGAGTAGTAAAGGTAAAGCTATTTGAACCAACCAGTGTTGTTACTGTACCTGCCGCACCAGCAGTTAATGCCGAATAGCTTGCGTTAGTATCTTTATCAATCATTGGTCTAAAGTCAAAACATTCTCTTAGATTATAAGTCTGACCTGAAGCTGACACGTAGGTTGGAATTTCCCACTCATCAAGAGAATTAGGATAACTGTTAATTGAATAGAATGGCTTACCAGAAGATGTGGTAGTTTGGAACACACCCATACCAATTGTAAGAACGCCATTAGCAGGTTTTGGTCTACCTTCAATGTATTCAATATATGATAAGTCGTAATAAGTATCTTTTTGATTTGTCTTCAATCTAAAGCTGCTTGAATAATCAGCGCCTGCAGAATCAACAAGACTTACGATCTTATAAACATCAGGTAAACCTAAACTATAAGTTGAAGTACTAGACGTGTAGTTACATTTAACAAACGGAAGTATAGATACCTTGTTATAAGGCTCAACACCGCCTGATGAACTTATAAGCCGCTTGTTGTAATAAACTGTTACGTTCGTGGCGGATGATGCAGAGATCGTTATATTAAGTTGTGAATTATTTAAACTAGTATTCTGTGAGAGGACAGGCCATTGAACAGAAGAACTATCAACGATAAGCATATCACTGTTATCACAATTAAAATCTTCGTTATTAGTTGAAGCAGCAAGAGTAATTACACCACCCGAATGAGTAGCTGCTAACTGAGCTCTTACAGGTACAAGTGTATCTGAGGTTGCATATAAACTATTAAGACCCGAATCAAATATCATTGCTCGTTTAGATGTTTCTTGAAGTTTAGAACTAGTAACTGAAACGTATCCGTTACCGTCAGAGATTCTATCAAGATCATTAATATCAGAAGAACCATTCATGCGAATAGCTGTTAGATAAATTCTATCAGATGTAATATTTGTTGCGATTGCTGTACCCAACGCTCCGCTGCTACCATCTTGTAGAGTAACGTCAGTCCAATCAATATCAACTCTTCCGTTAAAACCAGTAATTTTTAACCAGTTACCGTAGTCATGCGAAACACTTTGATTCTGTACAGTTTCAGTGGTTGCTATTGCATCAATTGGAAATGATCTTTCACCAGAATTTTCAACTCTATAACCTTTAACGTAAGCAACGCCTGTTCCTACTAATACATTAACCTTGCCATCACGATCATCAGTTTGTAATGGGAACTTGTCTAATATATAGTTTCCTGATTCTTCGTATGTTCTTCTTGCCATTTCTTCGCCCAATACATTGTATTGAGAAACGTCACGAAGTGTAATTGCGTTGCCTGTTTGGTAACGAACTAGTGTAAAGAAGTCTGAATTAGCTTTTGCTTCTGACGTTGCGTATACACTTAGTGTTGGAATTAGTTTTAATCTATCAGCACCTGGAGCGTTTTCGTTTTTAGATCCGTTTGCGTTATCGAATAACGTGGCATCTTGTAACGAATTAACTAGTGTTTCAGTTACTGTATAACCGACAGATTTTGCATCAGGAGATTTACTGTATTTTTCAACAATCAATCTCTGTGCAGCAGCGAAGATAAAGTGTCCTTTCTGAAATACGATTCCAGGAGAAGCTTCGATACCAAATGATCTTCCTACGTGTGGAGTTGAGACTCCAGCAGAAACACTAATACCTGTTGCATATCCGTTTGTTGTAGACAGTACATCAGGTATTGAGGCAAGCGCGTTAGAAGTTGTTCCTACTTTAAATTTATAAAGATTAACTGTAAGTTGTTCACCGGCTTGAAACTGAGTTGCTGTAGTACCAGTGTTCAAATAGTTAATATAGAAAGTATGTAAGTCAGGTGGTCTTGTTTGGAATCCAACTGATGCTTGTATAATTGTAGCTCTTAGTCCTGTACTCGCTCCAACAACTTCGTATACATAATCAAGCTCAACATCTTGTCCAAGGATTGGTTCTATAACTGTCTTACTAATATATGCAGTTGGATTAAATCCAGATGGACCGTCGTTTATTTTAACAAACTCAAGATCGTCTAAGTCTGTAAAGTTACATCCTTTTACAATTGAGCCTTCTTTAAATACGTTATCACCAAACTGCTCAACTTGATTCTGAAGCATAGTTTGAAGTTGCGTAAGCTCACGAGCCTGCACAGCAAACCCAGGCTTAAACATAACCTTGTAGAATTGCTTCTCAATATCGTAGTCATCGAAGTACGGCGCTTGGTTGAGATTTTTATTAATAGGCATCTTTACTTACGTTCCTTAAAATTCTAATACGAACTTGAATTCTTCTCGAGAAAGTTCAGTTCGTGCTAATGGGAAAAAGTCTTCCATGAAGTATACTTCACCCGTTCGTTGTATATAATCTGAGTATGTAACATTACTAGCTACTGGATTATTTATTGCGATCTTCTGACCCGAGTCTGAAGTAATATCAGAATCAGGATTAAAAGAAGTATCGCCATTACCCACAACTTTTCTGTTTGGGTACGGGCCCATATACTCTGCGAGGTATACGGTGTTGGATGTTGCATCAATTTCGTGTACTTGAGCTTTAAATGTTACATTGTTATCTACGTCAATTTGTGTGATAGTGCTATTTGCAGTTAAGCTAACATGGTCATTAGTTACAATTGCGATTCTATTATCAAATACTTCTGGTTTTAAACCTAACGCCGAAGTACTTCTCCAGTTAGGACCAGGAGTTGAAGCAAGTGGACCATCTCTAAAGGAAGGAGATCTTACAATACCAATAGAACCATAAGTATTAACTCCACCTAAGTGAGTATTATCAGAAGCTGTAATATAAGCATAGAATGAAAAATGTTTACATCTGAATTCTTCTAATAAATTATATGCATGTCCACCAGAAGGTTCAAGTATTACTCTACATGTCGCTGCAATATCTACTACATCTAAAAATCCTTGTGATGGCTTAACTACAGTAGCGATAGAGTTGTTATAACCTGAACCTCTATTTAATATCGTAGCTGATTTAATACGTCCGCCTATTACATTAGGAATTGCGATAGCTCCAACACCATCACCAATAATATCAAGTCTTGGAAATATTTTTACTGTTGCATTTGTTAATACACCAGCAACGAGTAAATCTTTATCTGCGTTATACGTTCCGCCTGCAGTCCAAGCAGTAAATGCAGAACCATTTAATCCATTACTATTATTAGAGGTAGCCCATGTTACGCCATCCTGATTCATAATACCTGTCGTATAAACTTCAAACGAATCAAGATCTACCGTCTTAACATAATAAGGATTGCCTGTAACATAATTTAGTTCAGTCATTCCACCAACATCACTAAACCGTATAGGTTGTCCGTCAACAAGACCGTGTCCAACCGAAGTAACCACGACTGGGTTTGCAGCAGTGATACCTGTAACAGTTCCTCTTGAAGGATTTGTAAGCTCTGAACCAACTCTAACCTCAGCATTACCTGAAGATGTATTAAATGTATAACTTAATACTTTAAATAGATTAGTTACACTTGAACTTGGATTTGTTATATAACAGTACTGACCAACATAATAACTTACACCTTCAGCCCAATCCAATGTAGTAGGATCAAGTATTAGCCTATTGTCACCTTGTGTTTGTCCTGATCTTCCAATAATGAAATCTAGGACAGCAATCTTTTCCTCGTAACCCTGATTATCAAGTGGGTTAATAACTACAACTTCAGAAACTCCACCACCTTGTACTTCAGCAGGATTAGCATTAGCAGCTGGGTCGATTGGAATATAGCCTAACGCGTTGTATCCTTCAAATTGTAGAGTAGTTAGACGATACATATATTTCCATACGTAGCCGTCAGCAGTTTCATAAATTTGAGTTACGTTAGCCGCGTCCCATGTAGGAGGTGATTCAGCAGATGAACCATTTCCATTCGCTAAACATTTAAATACTCGGTAATCACCAGTATCATTATCGTTAGGACCAACTACAGAATAAAACTTTAGACCGTCAAGATCAATAGTATCATCGTACTGAATATATACTGTTCCTCTTTGCCAAGGATAGTATTTAATCATGTAGTTTATATCATCGTTGTGTATCTTTTTACCAAATAATGTATTCTCTAGGAATTCATTTTGAGAGACAGCAGAGTCTACTGGGGTAAACGACCCGATCTTAGACACAAACATATAGTAATCTTGATTAGCTACTGTGTCTGTCACGAACATCTTATTGATGTCGCTATTAAAATTATTTGTTAAAATTTCCATGTTTCAGCTTTAACTCTTCTGTATTTTAGTTTATTTATTCAAAAAACTCAAGAAGAAAACGATGTCTTGCTTCTTGGCCACGCTCGACCCGATAGAGGACGTCTTCCTTCGGCAGTTTGTTCAGAACCACCTGCGATGTATTTACCAGATCCCATTCTAATTCCCCAAGGAATATGAACTCTTAATGCTGGTGTTCCATATAATTCCGATAGATCTGCACCACCGTTTTGATTATCATTGTCTTTAACTCTGTTTACTTCGGTTGAGCTATATAATTTAGTTGATGATATATCGCCAGCGGTTGGTATATTCGTAAAGTCAATTAGATCTTCACCGATTAGATTA